GAATATCATAGTCAGCTACTTCTGTTGATTTAACTACATACCAATCTGTTGGTGCTAATAAACCAGATGCTTGTTGTTTTACTATTTTTTTCTTTTCAGTTTTTAAACCATAGTTAATAACTTGAACACCATCTTGTAATACTGGTTCTCCATTTTCATCTATTGCGTTTTCATCTTCTAATCTTTTAGGTGTTGCAGTTCCCCAAGATTTAACAACTTTATTATCTGCAAAGTTATATTGTTCGTTAGTGTTAATGTAATATGCTGGGTCTTTGTAATTAGATGCTTCTTTTTCAGCTTTAGACCACATTGTAAATATTTTAGCTGGGTATCTTACATCTCCTATAACAATAGATTTAGGGTAATTTATAAATTGTGTTATTTGATTATCTTCTACTACTGCGTACATTGTTTATCCTTATGTTGCTGACATATTTAAAGTTCTACCCATCTCTTGCCAAACTGTACCATTGTATCTGAAAACTAAATGATCTGTTTGACCAGATGTGCTTGTAAATGTTGGTGCTGTACTTCCAGCAAATTCAAAAACTGTATTGAAAGCGATTGTGTGTGAACCACCATATTGAATATTTAAACTTATGAAACTTCCTGTTGTTGCATTACTTGGTGCAGAGAAAGTTGTGTTTTCTGTTGTAGTATGTTTTGCGTTTGGTTGTGCTTGACTATCCCAAGCTACTGCATTTGATGTAGATGTTAAACTAGCTTCAGGATAATATGCTAAATCATTAAATTTAATTTTACCTGTTCCATTAGGAGAAAATACAATATCTCCATTTGATGTTGAAACAAATTCATTACCATTAACATCTAAGTCGCCACCTAATTGTGGAGTTAAATCTGAAACTATATCAAATGAAACTGTGCTATCTAACCAATTAACTGTATTAGCTGTGTAGTCTAATTGTGCTAAAGAAATATCATCTG